AGTTGGAGCTTTAGGAGTAACAGATGGCATTACCGAAGCAAGTTCAAGAACAATCCGACCAAGCCGATGCGATTCAGCAGCATCTGTACGGCGACCAGACCCCCACTGACGCTAGTCAGCCACAGGTTTCGGTCGTGACGCCAGAAGCAGAGCAATCCGCAACGCCGACGCCGGAGGTGCAAGCGCCCGAAACTACGGTCGAAGCACCAGTCGAACCAGCTCCAGAAAAGCCATCTACGACAAGTACTGACGACGACCCCGCTGTCTGGAAACAGAAGTACAAGACCCTTCAGGGTATGTACGACGCCGAAGTGCCTCGCTTGCATTCTCAGGTGAAGAACTTGGAGACTCAGATTGAAACCCTGAACTCTCAAGTTACTGCCTTGACTACGCAACAAGAGCAGGCCCCGACGCCGCAGTCCGTCGAACGTACGTCACTTGTCACTGATGAAGACCGTCAAGAATTTGGCGAGGACTTGATCGAAGTACAACGCAAAGTTGCACGCGAGGAGACCGCCGACCTCACTAAGAGGTTCGAAGCCTTAGAAGCCGAGAACGCCATGTTGAAACAACAGCAGGGCGAGACCGAAAATAAGGTATCCACTCAATCTTTTGAGCAGCGTTTAGCACGTTTAGTCCCTGATTTCGAAGAAATCAACACCAATCCTAGTTGGATTGCGTGGCTTAACGAGGTAGACCCTATACTCAGAGGCCCACGAATGGGTGCGGCACAAAATGCCTACGCAGAAGGCGACGCAGAAGCCGTCGCGCACTATGTTCAACTGTTCAAAGATACTGAACAGCCTGTTGATACTCCCGACCCAACCCCCTCAAAGGAACTTGAAAGTCAGATTCAACCTTCCACTACATCGACTGCAGCAACAACTGCACCTAGCGTTAACGGAAAAATTTACAATGACGCTGCTGTCAGGAAAATGTTCCTGAAAGTAATGGAGCTAAACGCAAACGGTCGCACAGAGGAAGCTAGAAAACTTGAAGCTGAAATAGACTCCGCATACACAGAGAATCGTGTGAAGGGGTAACCAACTCGTTTAACAGGAGCATCCTACAATGGCTGTATTCCCCACTAACGGTGACTTCACTACGTCGCCTGAGTACACCGGGTCGTTTATACCGACTCTGTGGTCCGGCAAGCTACTTGCCAAATTTTACCAGAACACCATGCTGTCAGAGATTTCCAACACTGACTACGAGGGTGAGCTGCGGAATAAAGGCGACACAATTCGCATCCGTACCGCGCCGTCGATCACGATTCTGGATTACACCGGTGCCGGTTCGACCCTAACTACTGAGGTTCCTACTCCTATCTACCAAGACATGCAGGTGGATCAGGCGAAGTACTTCAGTGTTCAGACGAACGACGTACTGGCGCAACAGGCTGACATGGACTTGATGAACATGTTCACTGACGATGCTGCGAAGCAAATGAAGATCAACATCGAAGATGAATTTTTCTTCAACTGCTTTGTCACTGAAGGCCCGGCTGCAGCTAACTCCGGCGCTACTGCTGGCGCACTGTCTGCTGCTTACGACCTCGGCATTCTAACCGCGCCTATTGACACCAGCACGGCTAACAACCTGCTTGAGTGTATCCTGCGTATGTCTGCTGCGTTAGATGAGCAGAACGTACCGGAAGATGGACGTTGGTTAGTTATGACGCCGTACGACCGTCAGATTCTGATGCGTTCGGACATTGCGCAAGCGTACTTCTCCGGAGATGCGTCAAGCACCATCCGTACCGGTAAAATCGGTATGTTGGATCGCTTTACGGTCTACGTCTCTAACCTCCTGCCACGCGGCGACGCCAACAAAGACCTTGTGTCTGGACTGACTGACCCCTCAACTGGCGGGGCCACTACTGCTAACCAGCGCAGAACTATGATCGCAGGCACCAAGCACGCGACTAGCTTTGCAATGACGATCAGTAAGACTGAACCGCTGCGTAACCAGACAGACTTTGGCGACATTGTCCGTGGGTTGGCCGTGTACGGTCGAAAGGTTGTTAAGCCAGAGGCGCTAGTTGTAGCACTGGTCGAGTAATTGATGCTGCAATAGCTGTAGCGGCTGGCGCTGTTACTGAGTTAATGCAGCTCGGCACCGACGGCCTTACATGGATTGAAGTCTAACCCGGTGGGGGGTTTCGACCCCCCGCTTTTGGAGATACTGAATGACGACCCCTTTAGAACTATGCCAGCTACTCGGTGGCGGTGAGCATCTGAATAAGCTACGGCTGGACAGGTACAACGGCAAAGCTGAGTGGATGGCTACGAAGAATGCAGTTACTGGTGAGTACGATCTTAACGCTCTTGGTAAAAAACTTATGGCTGAGCACAACGCTGGCGAAGCTGTCGGCATTGCCCCACCTATCGTTAGCGTGGAGCCAGAGCCAGAGCCACCCGTAGGGCTTGAAGACGAATAAGTGAAGCCTGTAGCTGACTTTTTCCCGCGAATACTGCCGCACGTAATTTCTTGTCCGGCACCTTTTGCTGAGCAATCGCTCGTTGACGCGGCGATTGAGTTTTGTGATAAGTCGCTTGTCATACGGTACACGCCGGATTCGGTTAACACTGAAGCTGGTTTAGCGGCGTACGACTTCGACATTCCCACGAACCAAGAGTATTCGCGCGTAGTATACGTGACGGTTAATGGGAAAAAGCTAAAGTCGCTACCGACAATCGGGCTGCCGGTTAAAGATAACGTCAGTGACACCATCCCGACCCACTTCTACGTAACGCAGAACGAGTCGGAGGTAGTGCTCAACCTGTTCCCTGCACCGGACAAGGTGTACCCGATAGAAATGTCTATCGTGTTGCGACCTGTCCGTGGGGCTAAGTACTTAGACGACGACCTATTTGTTTATTGGCACGAAGCGCTGACTCACGGTGCCCTGTACCGACTGAAGTCCACGCCGGGCCAACCATACTCCGACTTAGTTTCCGCAGGCATACATAAAGCGGCGGCATACACTATGTGTCATAACGCTAGAATTGAGGGTAACATGGGTCGAGTTGTCGGTTCATCATCCGTCAAACAACAACCTTTCGTGAGGTAAAAATGGCAATTTCGGCACAAAGCACTATAAGACGGGCTGTTGACATACTGCAGGATAACTCGTCAGTACGATGGCCTGTAGATGAACTGGTTAGGTATCTAAACGATGGGCAGCGTGAAGTTGCTTTGTATCGCCCCGACGCCCTCGTTACAAATTCTACAATCACCTTGGTAGCTGGTAGTCGCCAGTCACTACCCGGTGATGGTTCCAAACTTATTGAGATCGTGCGTAACAACACAGTCAGCACAAAACGTGCAGTACGACTGGTCAATCGAGAAATACTCGACGCACAAACTCCTGAGTGGCATGACATAACTCAGGCAGCTGAGATTCTGCATTATATGTATGACCCTCGGGATCGCAGCATTTTCTATGTGTACCCGCCTGCTACGACTTCTGCAAAGCTGGATATTGTCTATTCAGTGTACCCTGCAGATGTGACGGAGCCGGGCGATGGTGCAACGTGGGATGATGTCACTGGTGACATCGACGTACCTGATATCTACGGAAACGTGATTCAGGACTACATTCTATATCGAGCCTATACGAAGGACAGCGAGTACGCCGGGAATGCTCAACGCGCCCAAGCGCACTATGGCACTTTTGCAAATGCCCTCGGTATTGAGATTTCGGCTACCATACAAGCTGGTCCTAAATCACCTACTAACCCGAACGCGCCTGCACCTAACGCGCCTTAAATCTTCTAGGAGATATCCATGAGTAAGTTTTCAGATTATCTTGAGGTACAGTTGGTTAACCACATCTTCCGTACTCCCGCGTACTCTGCCCCATCTACAATCTACATCGGTTTGTTCGAGTCTGACCCGACTGATGCAGGTTCCGGTACTGAAGTTAACCCTGCCTCGACATGGACGACATACGCGCGTCAAGATGCTGCTGGCGGCGCTGGCAAAGAGACTGGCTGGGATGCACCGGGCGCGACTGACGGCACAACCCAAAACGCAAAGGTTATTACGTTCCCATCTAACGATGGTGCTTCGTCAATCACCTGTACACACATTGGTGTGTTCGATGCGATTACGACAGGTAACCTGTTGTTTCACGCCCCACTAGCATCGTCTAAAACGCTGCTGCAGGGGGACGTGCTGTCATTCGGTATCGGAGCAATAACTGTAACATTCGACTAATTTAGTCGACCGGGCAGAGTAGCATGAACTTCTTCGTACCAAACGGTGCAGTTGCGAATGGTGCTTCTGCTCCCATTTACATATCTGCGGAAGCATCCATAAGTGTTACCGTAGGGCTTACGCTTGCTAATATCGGGTTTGTTGTAACCGGCTCAGCTGCCGTATCTGGCGCGGTTGAGATAACCGCACAGCAGACGTTCACACACGGGCCGTTGGCAACAATTACACCTGCTGGTGGGCTGTACGCTACAGCGTGGAAGAAACACGCTGTATCCGCAGACCTTGATTCTACAGTCACCATATCCGCGTTCATCCTTCGGGACACGTACGGCGCGGCCGATATAGAGGTATCCTGCGGGATAGTCGCGATACCCTCTGAAGAAATCGGGGACTCTGACATAGAGCCTGTCGGCGTAGCAATAACCGCCGACGCCACACTAACTCAGCACCCTACAGCGACCCCTTCAGGGGCTGTCGCTATACCTGCAGTAGAAGGCGACAGGACAGCTACGAGTACCGTAGGTATTGTTGTAACAGCCAACGTCTACGCAGAATCAGGCGTAGATACTATATATGATTCGTTTGCGACTATTAACGTCGCAGCGTCAGTAACGACTGACAATAGTCTGGTCCTAAACTACAAGACTATTACAGCTATTATCGTAATAGACGCTGTTGGGATATCCGTCGCAGACAGCACTAGAACCCAAGCGGCACTGTCAACACCGGCTGCAGCGGCGACGTTTACAGTCGACCCTCTGTTGTCTAGCCTGCTAGACCCCGACGACGTCGTATGCAGCGTTGCAATGACAGCCACGCCAACGCGAACCACGTACACCACTGCGACAGGTAGTTCCAGTGTCACATTCAACATGTCAGAAGCGAAAATGCGCCGGGAGGCACAGGCTGATGCAGCTATGTCGCTCGAATCCACCGCTGACATGTATGTTACGCAGTACTCTTCTTCGCCAATAGGCGGTAGCAGTAGCGTGACGCTTACCGAGGCTACGATTACTCAGGCAGGCGTGTCTACCTTGGCGGTGACTCTCGATGTTACGAACACAATTACTACGCGCACAACAGTGGCGACAGGCATAACAGCGCCTTTCTCTGCTGTGGTAGTGCCTATAGCGACTCGCGTTTTACCTGTAACTTCTACGCTGAGCGTCGCAGGGTCGGCTACGGCCACATCTGAACGTATACTCATAGCTGAGGCTGACCCGGCGACAGTGACTGTGTCTACTACTTCCACGGCCTTACGTACTCTGTCAACAACCTCGCTTGTAGATAACTCTGCAAATTGTACAATAGCAGGTAGTGGAGCGGTATATCTGCAGGTGTTCCCAACGACCATCCTATCTGGAAGTTTAGCGGTAGACACGCTAGAGGTAGTGAATGCGGAATCTGTTGACCCACCAGAGCGTACCTTCATCCGTCCACCTTACACATCCGAGCTAGTTAGGCCGGTACAAGAGTTTGTGTTTAGGAGAGCCGCATGAAGTTAGGTACAGTCACACAGCAGCCAGCAGAACGGCTTTCTTACACTATTGACTATGGTGACTTTCTTACTGATGGCGACAATGTGCAGACTGCGGTTCTTGAATCCGTAGACCCTGTCGGGCTTACTGTGGACACAATCGGTGTGTTTGACCCTCGTGTTAAGTTCTGGGTGTCTGGTGGCACTGCAGGCGTTAAATACAAAGTAACTCTCGACGTCGACACCGCTGATGGCCGTCAGCTTCAGGACGAAGTCATCTTTAAGATAAAAGAGATTTAACGCATGGGCCAGATACTTGTAAACAACGCGGTAGGAGTCACAAACGGCGCTATTACTAACGTCGCAACTTCTGTGACGCTGGTTAGCGCGGCTGACTTTCCTGATCCCGGTACAGACTATTACTTAGCTACGTTCGTTGGGTTCGACGGCAACGGCGATGAAGATAGCTGGGAAATCGTACAGGTAACGAACGTAGCCGGTAATATTCTGACCATCGTGCGCGCCCAAGAGGGTACGACAGGTTTCGCGTGGGGCAACAACACCCCGTTCGAGGCACGAATAACCAGTGCTACCATATCACCCCCTGATAACGTCGCCATCACTGGCGGTACGATTGACGGTGCAGGCACGACCATTGGCGGTACAACGCCTGTTGCTTCTATAGACGCCNCTGGTGCGATTACTGGTGCGTCGCTTAGCGGTACGCTGCCTTGGTCTGACGTTTCTACTACGCCAACCACGCGGGATGGTTACGGAATAACCGACGTACTCTTGACTGTGAATACGTACACACAGACCCAAGTCGACGCACTGACGTACACACAGACCCAAGTCGACGCACTGACGTGGGACTGGGCGACTGACATCACCAGCAAGCCGACTACGATTTCTGGTTACGGTATCACCAACGCCTACACAAAGACGGAGGCTGATGCGCTAACGTGGGACTGGGGCGATATTGTTTCGGGTAAGCCGACGACTGTCGCTGGTTACGGTATCACCAACGCCTACACAAAGACGGAGACTGCCGCACTCAACTGGGCGTGGACGGACATTACTTCCGGCACACCAACGACTCTCGCAGGGTATGGCATTACCGACGCAGCGTCGTCAGCCCAAGGTGCTTTAGCAGATTCTGCGCTACAGGATATAACCGGCGAAGGTCTGACCGACTTGGGCAACGTCACTATCGCTACTCCTGCTGATAACGAAGTGTTGGCCTATAACTCAGGCGACAATACATGGAAGAACCAAACGCCAGCGGAGGCGGGACTGGCTACGGCTGCGCAGGGGTCAACTGCAGATAGCGCGCTACAGTCAGGCGACGTTGATCTTGCACAGGGTACGA